ATCACAGCTATTGACAGAGCGACCCGATGCATAGCCTAGCGAGCGCATGACGAGCGCACATACGCGCACACATGTAATAAAAGGTAGCAATACCACCCTTTTTTGCTCCGAGTTTTCGCAGACCCCCACCCCCCCTTTGCAGGCGCGCGCGCACGACACACATATACATAGTGATTTACACAAACAATGACTAGTTTTCATGCCCCTACCCCTTTAATTGCATTTTGCTAGCACTGTTTTAGTATGCCCCACCCCCCTATTTCTAGGATTTTGCTCAAGGGACCCTACGACCCCTAAATTTTTTGTTGACTTTTATGTGAAGAGGGCTAATATTGTATAATCTGTAGTTAGATATACCTTGAGTGCCAGTAGGTAGTTACTAGATATTAGTATGTACCTACTATAGGAACTACATATTCTTTTTTTTAGAAGGTTTATACAAGACAGGTATGAACTACATATATGGTTACTAGTGTTTTAGACAAGATACAGCATCTAAGTGTAGAAGATAAGCGAGAATTATTGTCGCTGTTAGAAGAACTTGAGGATGCCAAGCTACGCGAGGCTTGTGAAGACAAGTTTTTATCGTTTGTTCAGTCTATGTGGGTAGCGTTTATTCATGGAAAGCACCATGAAATTATGGCTGATGCGTTTGAACGGGTTGCAAGTGGGGAGTTAAAGCGTTTAATTATTAATATGCCCCCTCGACATACCAAGTCTGAGTTCGCATCTTATCTTTTACCTGCATGGTTTCTAGGAAAATACCCCGATAAGAAGATTATACAGACGGCTCACACCGCTGAGTTGGCTGTTGGCTTTGGTAGGAAGGTTAGAAACCTAGTAAATAGTAAAGATTACAAAGAAATATTCACAGATGTTAGCTTACAAGCGGATAGTAAAGCCGCAGGTCGTTGGAATACGAACAAAGGCGGTGAATATTTTGCGATTGGTGTAGGCGGTGCGGTAACGGGTAAGGGTGCAGACCTATTAATCATCGATGATCCGCACTCAGAACAGGAAGGGGCGAGTTCTGACGTTAATGTTTTTAACAAAACCTACGAATGGTACACCTCTGGACCGCGACAGCGTCTACAACCGGGCGGTTCTATCGTTGTAGTCATGACTCGATGGCATCAAAGAGACTTGACGGGTCAATTAATAGACGCAAGTGTAAAAAGAGGCGGTGCAGATGAGTGGGAAGTCATAGAACTTCCTGCAATTATGCCATCTGGCTCCCCATTATGGGCGCAGTTCTGGAAATTAGAGGAATTAGAGGCGCTTCGCGCAGAATTACCTGCGTCAAAGTGGATGGCTCAGTACCAACAGGACCCAACTGCGGAAGAAGGGGCGATAGTTAAGCGTGAATGGTGGAATGAATGGGAATATCGGGAGCCACCTGACTGTGAATTTGTGATTCAGTCGTGGGATACCGCGTTTCTTAAGTCTCAAAGAGCAGATTACTCGGCTTGTACCACATGGGGCGTGTTTTATCGGGAAGATGAGCACAGTGGCAAGGTAGTTCCACAGATAATCCTACTCGATGCACACAAAGCTAGGCTTGAGTTCCCAGAATTAAAGCAGAGAGCGATGGAATGCTATCAATCCTACAAGCCAGACGCATTTATCGTGGAAGCAAAAGCGGCAGGTATGCCTTTAATCTTTGAATTAAGACAAATGGGAATACCTGTACAAGAATATACGCCTAGTCGAGGTAACGACAAGATAGCTAGGGTAAATGCAGTAGCCGATTTATTTTCTTCTGGCATTGTTTGGGCTCCGGCAACGCGATGGGCGGAAGAAGTGATAGAAGAGTTTGCGTCTTTCCCTAATGCAGAGCATGATGACTTAGTGGATAGCAGTACGCAAGCACTGTTAAGGTTTAGGCAGGGTGGATTTGTACCATTGTATTCTGATGAAGAAGACGAAGAGATAGATAACACTCGAATCGCAAATTATTATTAGGAGAGTTAATTGGCTATTGAAAGAACCCCTGCTACGCCAGTAGAGGGAGTAATAGAACAAGAACCTCAAGAAGAACAATTAAATATCATGATTGAGAATCCTGATTCAGTTGCTATTGAAACTGAAGATGGAGGTATGATTATTGATTTTGATCCCAAAGCAGATTCTCCTGATGCAGGTTTTAATAGTAATCTAGTAGAATTTATTGACGAAAACGAATTAGAGCGTATAGGCTCTGAGTTAGTTAATGCTTATACGATGGACAAGGACTCTCGCAAAGATTGGGAGGATACCTATACCAAAGGTCTAGATCAGCTAGGATTGAAGATAGAGGAACGCACACAGCCTTGGAATGGGGCTTGTGGTGTGTTCCATCCTATGCTGAGTGAAGCAGTTATTAGATTCCAATCACAAGCGATAGCAGAGATATTTCCGGCTAGTGGTCCAGTAAAGACCAAGATAGTTGGAAAGATGACAGAAGATAAGACAAAGCAAGCGCAAAGAGTAGAAGACTATATGAATTATCTTCTTACTCATGAGATGTCAGAGTATCGGACTGAAACAGAAAAGCTTTTATTTTCTCTACCGTTAGCAGGTTCTGCCTTTAGAAAAGTATATTACGATCCCAACTTAGATCGACCTAGCGGAATATTTATTCCCTCAGAAGATGTTGTTGTTAATTATGGTGCAAGTGATCTAGAAACTTGCGAGAGAGCAACGCATGTAATGAGAAAGTCATCGAATGATATTAGAAAGATGCAGGTTAGCGGATTCTATAGAGATATAGAGATACCCGATTCACCCAGTAACTATTCTGATATTACTGAGAAGTACAATGAATTAACGGGCGAACATGCAATGGATGCCTACGATCAAAGGCATGTTCTGCTAGAGATGCAAGTTAATCTTGACCTTCCCGGCTTTGAAGACATGAAAGATGGGGAACCTACAGGGATACAGTTACCTTATGTGGTAACACTGGAATATCCGACTGGCACTATTCTTTCGATAAGAAGAAACTATTACGAAGATGATGAGCAAAAGAAAAGAAGATCGCATTTTGTTCACTATCAATATTTGCCCGGTTTAGGCTTCTATGGCTTCGGTTTGATCCACATGATAGGTGGGTTAGCTAAATCTGCTACAAGCCTTCTAAGACAGCTTGTAGACGCAGGAACGCTATCTAATCTACCGGGTGGACTAAAGGCTAGAGGACTTAGGATAAAAGGAGATGATACTCCTATAATGCCCGGTGAGTTTAGAGATGTTGACGTTCCGGGTGGTGCTATACGAGACAACATAACTTTTCTTCCTTACAAAGAACCTTCTCCCACTTTGTATCAACTGTTGCAAAATATAGTTCAGGAAGGAAGACGATTCGCTAGTATCTCCGACATGAAAGTTAGCGACATGAACTCGCAAGCACCAGTCGGAACCACATTGGCTTTACTAGAAAGAAACATGAAAGTAATGAGTGCAGTGCAAGCAAGACTACACGCATCGATGAAAAAAGAATTTGATATCTTAGTTACCGTCATCAATGACTTCGGTAATCCTAGCTATCCTTACGAGACAGACGAAGAAGAGCAAATTAAATCAACAGACTTTGATAAGCGAATCGATGTGCTACCCGTCTCTGATCCTAATGCGGCTACGATGGCTCAAAGAATCATGCAGTATCAAGCGGCTATGCAGTTAGCGCAGTCTGCACCAGAAATGTATGACTTAAAAGAATTGCATAGACAAATGCTAGAAGTGCTAGGCATACAAGATGTGGATGATGTGATACCTTCTGAAGATGATATACCTCCTGTTGATCCAGTAAGTGCGGTGCAGAACTTAATTAACAATAAACCCGTCAAAGCTTATGAGTTCCAAGATCATGATGCACATATTGGGACAGTTGCCGCGGCACAAGATAATCCAGAGATACAAGCAATCCTTGGACAGTCTCCTAATGCAGGGTCTATATTAGCGTCAGCATCTTCTTATGTGAATGATCATCTAACCATGAAGTTTAGAGATCAGGTTGAGAAAGAAATGGGTGTAGCATTGCCACCGATAGGCGAGCCTATACCTGCTGATGTAGAGAAGAGAATATCTGAGCTTGTTGCAGAGGCGGCACAAAGAGTAACGCAAAGAGCAATGCAAGAAGCAGAGCAAAATAAAATTGCAGAGCAACAACAAGACCCATTAATACAAATGAAAGAAAGAGAGATTGCGGCTAAGGAGTTAGATATACAACGCAAGTCTATGGGCGACCAAGCAAGATTCCAGTTGGCAGGTCAGAAGCAAATGGCTTCCCAACAATTAGAGGCGCAAAGGCTAGAGCTTGAAAGACAGAAGTTAGCTATCGAAGCGCAACTAGAAGAAACAAAATTACAGGCGCAGATTGCTAGCGATTTGCAAGAAGATAATAGAGCTAGCAGTAAGCAAGCAGTCGAAGACTTCAAGACAGGGCTTGACATCGCTAAGGATATAATTAAAGATAGCACTTAGTATGTTAAACGATATAAAAGAGCAATCACTTTCTGAGTGGTTAAAAGTCAGAGTCCGTACTTTGATGAACGAACACGCAGATCATTTAGCAACGGGGAGTGTAAAAGACTTCGCAGAGTATAAAAGGATATGCGGTGTAATCGAGGGCTTAGCCCTTGCAGAGCGTGAGATGTTAGATTGGATAGATCAACACACGAGAGAATAGGAACTCAACTCCTTAAGTTGTGCAAATTATGAGTGAACAAAAAATAGAAGTAGAAGCTGTCGATAAACCAGAAGTTGACAAAGAAGTTAAAAGTCAACTGCCCGACCCGAAAGGTTGGAAACTATTAGTTGCTATGCCAGAGGTAGAAGAATCTACTAAAGGCGGTATTCTCAAAGCAACATCTACCATGAGAGATGAAGAGGTCAGCAATATCTGCGGATATGTGTTAAAGCTAGGACCCGATGCATACTCTGATAAAAATAGATTCCCAACAGGACCTTGGTGTAAAGAAGGTGACTGGGTTGTGTTCAGGGCTTATTCTGGCACTCGTATGAAAATGTATGGGAAAGAGTTTCGTCTAATTAATGACGACACTGTGGAAGCAGTTGTTGAGGACCCAACAGGAGTAGTAAGAGCATGAGTGATCAATCAGCAGAAGAATCTATTCAGACAGAATTTATTCCAAATAATGATGGCAAGTTAGAGCCACAAAGTATGGAAGATAAATTCTTTGGAGTTAAGAGCGAAATACAAAAGCCAGATAACAGTGATTTAAAAGTTGAGGTGGTTGAGGAGGCTGTCGTTAATGCAGAGCCTGAACCAAAACAAGTCGCAGAAAAACCTGTCGATGAGGATACGCTAGATAAAGAAATAGAAAACTATAGCGAGAGAGCAGGCAAAAGAATTAATCAAATTAAGTATGAATATCATGAAGAGCGTAGGGCAAAAGAGTCTGCACTAAAAGAAAAAGAAGAAGCAATCAAGCAACTTAAAACGCTTATGCATGATAATCAAAGGCTACAACAAATTGTGGCTGAGGGCGGTAAAGTAGTTAATCAGCAAGCTAAAAACAATGCACAGTTTGCTAAATTAACCGCACAAGCAAAATATAAAAAAGCATATGATGAGGGTGATGCTGAAGCAATGTCGCAAGCTCAGGCAGAGTTAACAAAGGCAACTCTAGCAGAGCAACAGGCTCCAAACTATGCCGCGGCAATGCAACAATCTATTATGGCTAAGATGCCACAACAGCCTGTTCAGCAACCAACGCCAGACCCAGAAATGCAAGCGTGGGCGCAAAAGAATCCTTGGTTTATGAGCCAAGACCCCGCGCACAAAGAGATGACTTCATTTGCTATGTTTCTAGATCAAAAGTTACAAGCAAGTGGAATAGACCCTGCAACCCAAGCGCAAAAGTATTACGCGGAAATAGATGCAGGGATGAGAAGTCAGTACCCAAATTTTTTCGGAGTACCTCAAGCAAGTGTTGAAACGACACCAGAGATACCTGTAGAAGAAAAGCGACAGCCTGCGAATGTTGTCGCTCCCGCATCGAGGAATAGTGGGAGTAATAAAAATCCTCGCAATGTACGATTGACTCAGACCCAAGTTAAACTAGCACGACAACTTGGAATAAGTCCTGAGCAATACGCAAGACAATTATTAAAGGACTCAGTATGACTGAAGAACTAGATAAATTACTGGAAGAGGTCCAAGACCCTTCCGCACCTGTGCGTACCCCGAGGGGTTCTGAAAGCCGAGAGGTTACCCAACGAGTTGAAAGTTGGGAAAATCCATCTAATTTACCAAGTCCTGATCCACAACCGGGATGGGTTTTTAGATATATAAGGACAAGTATTCTAGGGAATACTGACAATCCAAATGTATCCAAAAAATTCAGAGAGGGTTGGATACCCTGTAGGGCAGAGGACCATCCAGAATTACATATTCATATGATGGACTATAAGTCTGAATGGGCGGAGAAAGGACATATAGAAATTGGTGGACAGTTGTTATGTAAGATGCCAAAAGAGAAAGCAGATGCTAGGGATCAACATTTCCAACGCATGGCTAGAACTCAGATGGATTCTGTAGACAACGTATACTTTAAGGATCAAGATTCCAGAATGGCTACCAAACAAGTCTTTGAAAGAAAGTCGAAAACAACCTTTGGTAGAGATTCATAATCTTGATAGATTTGTAACTCTATTTTGAGGAAAATATTATGGCTTCAACAGCGGCTCCTAGCGGAGCGAATCCTGTCGGATCATTAGTTTCCTGTGCTTACAATGCAAAAGTTACACACTATAAGATAAAGAATAACTTCGGGACTGCTATATTTTATGGTGACTTTGTAAAGTGGGCGGATGATAATCCAAACACTACTATTCAGAAAGACACAGGTACTACATCAATGACACCTATCGGAGTATTTTTAGGTTGTTCATATACTGATCCTACTACAGGTCAATTTACACAATGCCCACAATACCCCGCTTCAACAGCGGCAGATGATATTGTGGCATACGTAGCGTCTGATCCATTCCTAGTAATGAAAATGCAATCAGATGAGTCTTTGACTCAAGACGATCTAGGAAAGAATGTTGGAGTAGTGCAAACTGCGGGATCGACTGTATTCGGCATAAGCAAGAATGCGGTTGACGGAAGCACTGCAAACACTACTAACACTTTACCACTAAAGATTATTGACTTTGTCGATGGTCCAGACAGTGCTATTGGTGACAGTTTCACAGACGTATTGGTGATGTTCAACGTAGGGCATCAATTACTTAACACAACTGGCATCGGCTAATAGGAGTATATTATGGCGGCTATTTCAAGAGCTAATGAATTAAAGCAACTCCTACCCGGCTTAAACGCTTTGTTTGGAGATGAGTACAACAACTACGAGAACGAGCACGAGCAAATTTATGTAAGCGAAAACTCAGAGCGATCATTCGAAGAAGAGTTAAAACTTTCTGGATTTGGTGCGGCTCCAGTAAAAGATGAAGGCGCGGCAATATCTTATGATGTAGCGCAAGAGTCTTTTGTGGCTCGTTACACACACGAGACAATCGCTTTGGGCTTCTCAATCACTGAGGAAGCAATGGAAGACAACTTGTATGTAAGTCTTTCAGCTAGGTATACCAAGGCTCTAGCAAGAGCAATGGCTTATACTAAGCAAGTCAAAGCGGCTTTCCCATTGAACAACGGTTTCACAAATTCATTCCAGTCTGGTGATGGGGTTAACCTATTCACTGCAAGTGGTGATGGTGTAACTGGTGGTGATGGACACCCATTGGTAAGTGGCGGAAAAAACTCTAACAGACCTGTTACAGGTGCAGACTTGAACGAAACATCTTTAGAAGATGCAGTCATTCAAATCAGCAAGTGGACAGATGAGAGAGGTCTTAAGATTGCGGCTAGACCAAGAAAGCTAATTGTCCCAACTGATCTACAGTTTGTTGCTACTAGACTCTTAGAGAGTGAGTACAGAGTAGGAACTGCTGACAATGACATCAACGCGGTAAGAAGCAACGGTGTAATCCCAGAAGGCTACGCAGTTAATCATTATTTAACTGACACTAACGCTTTCTTCATTACAACTGATGTTCCTGACGGCATGAAGCATTTTGTCAGAAGTGCTATGACAACAAACATGGATGGAGACTTTTCAACCGGCAACGTGAGGTATAAGGCTCGAGAGAGATATTCTTTCGGAGTCTCAGACCCACTAGGTATCTTCGGATCACCCGGTTCAAGCTAAAACAGATAGGGGAGCATCGCTCCCCTTTTTGTGCATCTAGGGTAAACGTATCTATCAACTGACCTAGCAGACTTTGCCAAGATGATAGATTTATATTTCCGAGGAGGGAATAATGGCTAACACAACTTTTAACGGACCCGTCAGATCAGAGAATGGTTTTACGGTCATTTCAAAAAATTCATCAACAGGTGCAATCACTACTGAGTTCACGTTAGATACTAACGGAATGCAAGTAACGCCTGTTGCATTAGCTGATACCACAGCTATTTCTTTAACAGCTACCACGCATGGCGGTAGAGTTTCTGTCGTTCCTGCTTTGTCAGCGAATCTAACATTAACTTTGCCATCACCTTCAGCGGGTGTTTACTTTAAGTTAATCTATGGTGGAGCCGCAGAAGAGACAGAGAATCTAATTATCACCACAGGTTCTTCTACTAATTTCTTTATTGGTGGTATCGTACACTTAGATTCAAATGCTGATAATACATCGGTTTACGCAGATGGTGACTCTAACTTTATATTAACGCTTACAGACTTCGGCTTGTTTGAAATTAATATATTAGCTAAGGATAGCACTAACTGGTATATCTGGGGTAATCAAGAAGGTGCAGATGCGCCTGCATTCTCAGACTCTTAATAGGAGTAAGTTATGGCTGATACAGTAACCACACAAACCATCATTGATGGTGAAAGAAATTGCATTATGAAGTTTACCAACGTAAGCGATGGTACTGGAGAATCTGCCGTAGCCAAAGTAGATGTATCTGCTTTATCATCTAATAGCGATGGCAAAGCTTGCTCTGAAGTTAGAATAGTGCGAGTAAGCCACGCTATTGTAGGTATGTCTGTTCAACTTTTCTTTGATGCCACTACGAATGTTCTACTTATGGAGTTAGCAGAAAGTAGTAACGGTCACATGGAGTTCAAAGAATTTGGTGGTATTCCTAATAATGCAGGGAGTGGTAAGACAGGAGATGTACTTTTTACCACTAAAGGACATAGTTCAGGAGACACTTACTCCATCGTATTAGAGATGGTGAAAGTTTATTCTGATTAAGGGAGTTAATTATGGCTTATATAATTGCTGAAAACGGTAATTTTCCGCCACAGTATATGGTGATGTTAGAGAGAGAGGATGGGGTATATGTCCCTGTCTTTGGACCTGATCCAGATATCGAAGATGCTGTAAGAAAGAAAGCAGAACTCGAAGGTTCAGATGCCAGAGCTAGAAACAATCAAGGACACTATATTGCAGACGATCCCTCTACACCCGATATCAATGAGGCTTATGTAGCAGGTAAAGCACCTGCCAAAAAGAAAGCTACCGCGAAAAAGAAAACGACTGCGAAGAAAAAAACAGTCAAGAAGTAATGCTAACAAAATCTCTATTGGAAAAAGAAATACGTCAATGGAGTGAGGAAGTTCTAGAAAGTCCTAATGAAGACTTTAATAATATGCCTGCTTGCCCTTTTGCTAAACAATCATGGAACAGCGGAAGGGTGCAGGTTGTATTAGGAGAGGGAGGACTCTGGGAAGATTTAGTTGATCTGATAAAAAACTTTGATGATACATACGATGTCATTGTTTATTGTGGCACTGACTACGATGATATATCAGCAGAGGAGTTTGAAGATAGGCTAGAGATATTATCAAACGTAGCTGTACCTAACGATCTATGGATTATGGGAACACATCCCTACGCTGATGATATACCTCATGCAGTAAATCAAGATCACTTTGAAGCTATAACTGATGACAACTATTATCAGATATTTGTTCAAAGGTTAGGTCACTTAGTTAAATCATCCGATAGTATTGCAAGGAAGGGATACTATCAAAACTACACTGAAGAAAATTTTAATTCACTTATTACTAAGAGGAAAGAACGATGGCTGGTATGAATAAAGATAAGGTCAAAAAACCAACTCCAATGAAGATGAGACAAATGCGTAATGGCATGGAAACAAAGAAAAAAATGAGAGATGGCAAAAAGACTATGGTTAAAAAAGCAGGCGGTAAAAAAGCTATGGTTAAAAAAGCAGGAGGTTTAAAAACTGGAGTTGGAAAAAAGAAGTTGGAAATGAGAGGAATGGCTCCCGGTGGTAAAATAGAAAACTTCCAAGACTATGTTTCTAGAATGTTTGGTGGCGGTCCAACTAAATAATAAACGGGTAAATATTTATTATGTCTAGAGCCGCTAAAGATTCTCGGCTAAAGCGAGCAGGAGTTAGCGGTTACAACAAACCTAAAAGAACTCCCAATCATCCTACTAAATCGCACATCGTTGTTGCTAAAGAAGGCGACAAAATAAAGACGATTCGCTTTGGTCAACAAGGAAAGAAAGTAGGTACGCTTAAGGGTACAGCAGGTAAACCTAAAAAGGGTGAGTCTGCTCGTATGAAAGCTAAGAGAAAATCTTTTAAAGCTAGACACGCTAAAAATATTAAGAAAGGTAAAATGTCAGCGGCATGGTGGTCGGATAAAGTAAAATGGTAATGACAAGAGCTAATTTTAGAATAACGACTAGTCGCGCACCTGCGAGTAAAAAAAAGTATGCCTCTAAAAAAAGGAAGGTCAAGAAAAGTAATAAGCGATAATATATCAAAGCTTGTGGATGAGGGTAGACCTCAGAAGCAAGCTGTTGCTATTGCATTACAAAAAGCAGGAAAGAATGAAAAGAAAAAGAGACCCCAAAAAAGGAACAGGTAAAAAGCCCAAGGGCAGTGGCAGAAGGCTGTATACGGATGAGAATCCAAAAGATACAGTGTCTATTAAGTATGCGACTCCTACTGATGCTAGAAAGACAGTAGCCAAAGTTAAAAAAATTAACAAACCCTTTGCTAGAAAAATACAAATACTTACTGTGCTTGAGCAAAGAGCTAAGGTCGCAGGTAAAAATGAACAGGCTAAAATAGCTAAAGCAGGTAAAGAAGCCATTAGGAGAAAGCATGGCAAGTAGCGGAACAACTACATTTAATCTAGATTTGTCTGACATTATGGAAGAAGCATACGAGCTATGCGGTCTTACCATGCGTTCAGGCTATGATTATAGAACTGCTAGAAGAGCTTTGAATCTTATTTTTCTGGAGTGGCAGAACAAAGGATTAAACCTTTGGAAGATAGAACAAGATACGCAAGCATTAACCGCAGGCACTAGTAGCTATGCGGCTAATAGCGCGGCATTAGAAATAGTGGATGCATTTATTAGAACAGATGCAGGTGATACAGATAAACAGTTTGATCAGCAACTAACTAGAATATCTAGAACACAATACAATCATCAAGCTAAAAAGTTATCTAGGTCTAAACCTACACAGTTTCATGTAGACAAAGGAACCAGTAGCATCAATATAGTTCTTTGGTCTACGCCTGATAGCGCACAAACATATACATTAGTTTATGATTACATTAAAAGAATTGAAGATGCAGGAGACTTGGCTTCTAATAATGCTGATGTTCCTGCAAGGTATTTGCCCTGTTTAACTTATGCGTTGGCCTATAACATTGCTTGCAAAGAAATGGAAGCGCAACAAAGGGTGCCAATGATAAGAAACAGATACATGGAGCTATGGGATGAAGTGTCTGATGCAGATAGAGAAAGAGCGTCAGTTAGTTTTGTTCCCGGTGGTAATGTGTATTAGACATGGCTTACGCAAAGAGTACAAAAGCACTAGGCATATGCGATAGGTGCGGATTTACATATAAACTATCCGAGCTAAAGTATGAGGTGCAAGACGAAACAAGAAACGGACTGCGTGTTTGTCATCATTGTTTTGATCCAGACCAACCTCAGTTTCAAGTAGGTCGATTAAATATTACTGATCCTATGTCTTTATTTAATCCTAGACCTGATAGTGGAGAGATTGACTCTACAGAATACTTTGGATTTGGTCCCGTTAATGGCACTGGTCTTGTGCTCAGAGCAGAAACAGGCAAGGTAACCATAGTAATATCATGACATATGCAGAATTAAAAAGTTTAATACAGAACTATTTAGAGAATACAGAGTCTACTTTTGTTACTGACTTGCCTCAAATAATACAGCAAGCAGAAAACAGAATACTTAGAACAGTTAGACTGCCCGTTTTTAGAAAAAATGTAGGTGGTACGATGACTAGTGGTAATGAATATCTAGCTACACCTACTGACTTTTTATCTACTTATTCATTATCATTCACAAGTTCTAGTAAACAAACATTTTTATTATTTAAAGATGTAAATTTTATTAGAGAAGCATATCCAAATCGTGCGACAACAAGCGCGCCTAAACATTATGCTTTGTTTGATGACTCTAGTTTTATAGTAGGACCAACGCCTGATAGCAACTACACAGTAGAGTTACACTATTTTTACAGCCCAGATTCGATTACAGCAGGCGCAGATAGTGGGACAACATGGTTATCAACTAATGCAAAAAATACTTTGTTATATGGATCAATATTAGAAGGCTACACTTATATGAAAGGTGAGCCAGATTTAATGGCGCTGTATGAAAAAAGATACGAACAGGCGCTAGCTAGATTAAAAGAACTTGGTGAGGCAGAAAATACGAGAGATGCTTATAGGGATGATCAGTATCGTATAAGGAGAAGTTAATGTTCAGTGTTGATGTAACATCAACTATTGGGAGTGTTAAAGTAAAAACTACACAGAATCAAGGACTTAGTCCTGAATATTGGACGGAAAGAATAGTCGAGAAGTTAGTAAGTGTAAGCGATCAAGCTGATCCTATGGTCAAGGCGCAAGCAATGGCTTTTAAGGATAAGATTCATTATGTAGTTTTAACGTACATGAAACAGGCTGTTGCTAGTGACAGATCGACTATTGCAGGTTTATTAGACAAACAAGGTCATAGGGATATGGCTGATATTATTAGGAGATTATAATGGCTATATCACAAGCTATGTGTACATCATTCAAAAAAGAGTTGATGGAAGCAAAACACAATTTTTTAAATTCAGGTGGTAATGATTTTAAATTAGCTTTATATACTAGCTCTGCTTCTTTAGGTGCAGGCACAACTGCTTACACTACGAGTAATGAAGTAAGCGGAACAGGATATACAGCTAAAGGCGCTTCTTTAACAAGAGTTGATCCTACCACTTCGAGTACAACAGCATTTACAGACTTTGCTGATCTTACATTTTCTTCTGCCACCATCACTGCTAACGGAGCATTGATATTTAATGACACCGCATCAGGTGATCCTGCTGTATGTGTGCTTGCTTTTGGCGGAGATAAGACATCTACTAATGGAGACTTTACCATACAATTCCCTGCGGCAGATGCATCGAATGCAATTATTAGAATAGCTTAATGGCTATAGTTACAGGTTGGGGCAGAGGGACTTGGGGCGAAGGTCCTTGGAATGCCCAGATACCTGTTGAAGTAACGGGTGTTTCTGCGACTGGTTCTATTGGATCAGTAACAGTAGTTGCAGAAGCAGTCATTGCAGTTACAGGAGTTTCAGGTACAGGTACGCTTGGGGATGAAACTATTGTAGCAGAAGCAAATGTTTCTGTAACAGGCAATGCCGCAACAACAGGATTAGGAAGCGAAACTGTTATTGCGAAAGCGGTAGTTGAGCCTTCTGGCAATGCGGCAACAGGAAGCGTAGGTGACGAGACCATTGTAGCTCAAGCAGTTATTGAGCCCACTGGAGTTTCTTCTACAGGAAGTATTGGTAGCGCGACTATTGTAGCAGAGGCTAATTTTTCTGTTACAGGCGTAAGTGGCACATCTGAGTTAGGCGATGAAACCGTAGCCGCGGCTAGTGATGTAGATGTAACAGGAAACGTAGGAACAACTGCTTTAGGAAATGCTATCACCGCAGGTGCGGCAGTTACAGGAGTAACAGCAGTAGCATCAACTTTAAGTTTAGGTGATGAGATTGTTAAAGCTTCAGCAGTTACCGAGGTAACAGGAGTAAGTGGAGCTACCTCATTAGGTGCAATATCTCTTATTACAAATAATAATCTTTCTGTATCAGGAGTATCGGCTACAGTAAGTCAAGGAGATGTAACAGCAGTATCAGGCGCTACGGTAATTACAACTGGAGTAAGTGCCACAGCAGAAACAAATGTTGTAAACATATGGAGTAGAATAGATGATTCGCAAACTCCAAACTATTCAAATATAGATATAAGTCAAACAGCTAATTATTCTGATGTAATAACATCACAGACACCTAGCTACTCGAATATATCTTCAACACAAACACCAAATTATAGTAACGTAAACACCTCGCAAACTCCTGATTGGAAAGAGGTAGCTTAATATAGGAATGTCATATGGCAACTTATGTAAATGATCTAAGATTAAAAGAAATTGCAACGGGTGATGAGGCAGGGACATGGGGCGCTAGCACAAATACCAACCTCGAGCTTATAGCGGAGGCATTTTCTTTTGGCACTGAAGCATCTTTTTCTAGTGATGCAGATGCTACTACCACTATCGCAGATGGGTCGACTGACCCTGCAAGAAGTCTTTATCTAAAAGTAACTTCAGGAGCTAGCCTTACAGCAACTAGAACGCTTACCATTGCACCTAATACTGTATCCAAAGTTTGGATAATAGAAAATGCTACCTCTGGAAGTCAGTCTATTAATATATCACAAGGTTCTGGCGCAAATGTAACGATAGCTAATGGCGATGTGAAAGTTGTTTATTCGGATGGAGCAGGCTCTGGAGCCGCAGTAGTAGATGCATTTACCGATTTAAACTTAGCAGGTACAACAACTGCTGATGCTTTGACTGTTACTAATAACGCAACGGTAGGCGGCACGTTAGGCGTAACGGGCGTTGTCACTGCGAATGCCGGTGTCGTGGTTGATAATATAACTATTGACGGGACTGAGATTGATTTAAGTTCTGGTGACTTAACATTAGATGTGGCAGGGGACATATTCCTCAATGCAGATGGTGGTCAAGTATATTTCCAAGACGGAAGCACATTACACGGCTCCATTGATATGACTAGTGGTCTTATTTTAAGAAACCATGTTTCTGATGCAGATGTATTTATTCAAGGAAACGATGGCGGTTCAACCATAAATGCCCTCACTATAGACATGAGTGACGCAGGAACAGCGACATTTAATCACGATATAAAACTAGGTGATGGTGGGAAATCAATTTTTGGTGCAGACTTAGATTTAATAATTCAACATGACGGTTCTAATGCGACTATAACGAATGCTACAGGAAACTTAACATTAACGACATCTGCTGATGACAAAGATATTATATTTCAAAGTGATGATGGCTCTGGTGGAACAGAAACTTACTTCTATGTAGATGGTAGTGGAAAAAGAATCATATTTGAACAAAATACAAGACATGATGACAACTTCTATGCTTCTTTTGGCACAGGGTCAGACCTAAGAATTTTTCACGATGGTTCTAATAGTTACATAAAACAATCTAGTGGAGCTACTGGAAACTTAATACTAGAACAAGATGTAACAGATGGAGATATTCTTTTTAAAGGAGATGATGGCGGCAGTACCATAACAGCCCTTACCCTTGATATGTCAGATGCAGGAACAGCATCATTTAATCACGATATAAAACTTGGTGACGATGGTCAAATTCTATTTGGTAGTTCGTTTAATGGAACTATCGGTACGGCTAGTGGTGACCTCTTTATAGGTACAGCCGATGCAAATGTTTTATTTTTTAATAGTGCATCTATACTACCTGCCAATAGTGTAGGCGGCACAAGAAATGATGCGATTGATATAGGCTCATCGAGTGCAAAATTTAAAGATGCTCACTTTAGTCAAACGGTGGATGCAGGTGCTTTGACGGTTGATAACATTACTATTGACGGGACTGAAATTGATTTAAGTTCTGGTGACCTAACAATAGACGTTGCAGGAGACATCTCGCTTGATTCCGCAGGTGGGGATTTTAACTACAAAATAAATGGCACAGAAATATTCAGAATAAGTAACTCCGCGCTAAACACACAATTTTTACAAGTTCAATCCAGTTCTGACATGGTATTCAAAGGCAATGACGGTGGTAGTGAAATCACAGCCTTAACCCTCGATATGTCAGATGCAGGTAAAGCCGCCTTTAATGTAGGTGCAAGTTTTACTAAGAATCTCGAAATCAACGGTACTAATACAACTAGTGGTTGTCATATACAATTTACAAGCGCGGCAGGAAATAAAGTATTTCAAATAGGTGCCGGACAGGCAGGTATAACTAATGCCGGTTTTGTACTACGAAATGTCACTGATAGTACTTTCCCTTTGGTTATAAGTGATTCAGATGCGGCCACGTTTACAGGAGCAATCACAGCCAACGCAGGTGTGGTGGTTGACAACATCACAATAGATGGCACTGAGATAGATTTAAGTTCAGGTGACTTAACCTTAGATGTAGCCGGTGA